CTAAAATTACAGTACTACCTGTAAATTGTGTATCACTCCAAAATACCTTGTTTTGAAACGATGAGGTTACTTCGCTATATTGTAGTTGTATCATATTTTAATTTAATTTAGGATTGGGGCTATTGTATTCAACAATAACCCCTTTTCCTAAAAATTTATTTAACTAGATACTGAAATACCTGTTAAGTCATCTTCTAAGTTACCTGTTTGAACTTCACAAGCAGGAAGTGGTTCCTGTCCTGTAAATGTCAAAGTGTAACCATTCATATCACCAAATGCAGTTCCGGTAGCACCCGTTCCGCCTGATAAAGATAATCCGTTGTTTTGTCCTAGGTAAAAGAATTTACCTGCAGTCGCATCGGATCCGTTATTAGTTTCTACAATCACTTTCAAGTTTGGATTTTGAGCCAATACTTTGATTTGATTTCTTGTAGAGGATTGAAGCTTATGAAATGGTGCGTTTACTACTTGCTCATAGTACACGGTCCCATTTTCTAATGAAGCGTTGATTGTTTCAGTGTAATCTCCTGTTTGTCTAGTAAGTTCAAATTTATAGAACGTACCTGAACCTGAGATATCAGTGATCAAACCATTTTCTTCACCTGTAAGCCCTGCTACAGAACCAGAAAGGATGTATATGTTTTTGATACCTCCGGTATTGTCTCTACATGGTAGGGTAAATCCTGCTGTAATATCACATGCCATAATTTTCTGGTTTTATTTGGTTAATAATTATGCTAAATCGTTTGATACGAAATATTCTGGGTGTCCAATTTGAACTCCTAGTTTGTTTCTCAATCTGTATTTCAAGGTATCGCTGTTAATGTCGTACCATAGAGAGAAGTTTGTAGTATCAGATACTAAATCTGTACCCACGACCATGTCAGAAGATGGTCCTAAGATTACTCTTTCAGAAGCTCCTAATCCGAATACACCAACAATTTTAATGTTTGGATATCCTGGCATTGGTACTTCATAGAATCCGCCTCTTTTAGATACTGTAGTAGGATCGAAGTGGAATAAGTTTTGAGTAGTTAAACCAGAAATTACTCTTTGGAATACTTTAGTACCCATGAAGAATGTTAAATCGTCTGCATCTAAGATGTTAGCATCTACTTGAGAGATCATTTCACTCATTTGTGCGTAAGCAGTAGAAGCTGTAATTGGGCTTGCTCCTGTTCCTGTTGCAGATACTACACCTGAAGTTGAACCAGAGATAAGTGTTTTAAATCCGTCTGATTGTGCTATTACGTTAGAGTTAGAATCAGAAGAAGATCCTGAGACTGCTTGCCATAAGAATACGTCGTTTGCCTGAGATGCTTTCTTAACTAAATCTCCAGTTAAGTCGTTTAACAAAGTCATAGTTTCTTCGTAAGAACCTGCTGGTAAAGCAGATACCCCTAAGTATTTCTCTGTTAATGTTTGTAAGTTCCAAGAATCGTAAGCTGTTCTCTTAGTAACAGTAATGTTTCTTTGAGAGAATGTTGCTGATCCTGAAGCAGTTGATACTGAATCTCCTCCTTGGAAGAATGGAGTTACAGCGATAAGGTTTAGTGGCTCTTGGAATTTAATTCCTTCTTGTACAGATACATACTCAGTTGTGTTTCCAGTATATACTGTATCAAGAACGATTTTACCAGCTACCTCGTTGTTGAAATCCGCTAATGCGGCTACGTTTAATGCCATCGTAATTTAATTTAAAATTATAATAATTATTTTTTAACGCTCTTTATTTTATTAAGCATCATCTCATAGCGTTTTTTATTGTGAGTTGGTGCCATTTTAGAAACATCTTGTTTAGAGAATTTCTTTGTAGGGATAGTTTCTTCGGTAGCTGGTTCAGCGGCAAAAGCAGACATTTTGTCTTTCATTTTACCCATCTCTTCTTCCATTGAAGCCATCTTTTCTTTAATTTCCATCATTTTTTCTTCTACCACTTCGGCGATTACTCCAACGATTTCTTCTAATGAAGGTATTTCCTCCATTTTAATTTCTTCTTCGATTACTTCTTCTTCGAAGTTATCTTTTGATTCTGCGGACATTTCTTCCTCAACAGCTACTTCAGCTTCTTCAGC